AACAGATGTTGGCGTTGAGTCCAATGTTGAAAAAGAAAAGGGGCAAGTAAGTGACGCCTTTAAGAGAACGGCTGTTTTGTACGGGATCGGCAGAGATTTATATAGCTTGGAAGAAAAAACAGGATTCAAATTTATAGCGGATTTAGACCAACGGGGTAATACAATACCTTACGATTGGAAACCAAATGGCTGGGTGGATAAGTCACCAAATCAAGACCAAGCAATACCAAAGGGTGACACCACAACTACACCATCTACACCACCCAGCCACCCTCCCGAAGAAGTGCCAAAAAGCAGTGTGCAGGAAATAGCCGATAAGATTGTAGCAAAGCAAGAATTAAATGCACCCGATAAACTTGAAACACCGGTTGTTGAAAATAAAACCAAAAAAGAATATTGTTTGGTTAGGGGGTTGACAGTTTTGTTTAAAAGTGACAAAACAAATTCGTTTTGCTTGATACCTAATAATATCAACTATGTTACCGGAGATGATAAAAATTACTCTATTTCAAATAAATATTGGGTTAAATCAAATTTTTTACATTCAACCAATAGAAATTTAGCGCAAAATGACGAATGTGATTTGCACATGGAAAAATGGATTGCGGAACAAAAAGGTTATACTTATGAAATAGGTGAGCCTCCGCAAGATATGCCAAATGAAATTAAAAGCCCACTTGAAGATGATTTGCCTTTCTAAAATTGAAGCAAGTCAAATTTATTATCATACCGACTGTTGTACGGGCGGACAAGAATTTGCCGGATGGTGCTAAGCTATTGTATGGAGATTTAAAAGCCTTAACAAAGCAACAGGGTTATTGTTTCGCAACTAATAAGCATTTAGCTGATTTATTTGGTAAAACCGAAATAACAATTAGTAATTGGATTTCAAAACTCAAAAAAGGCGGATATATTAAAATCGAATATCAGCCATTCCGGAGGATTTTTTGCACGAAGTAACAGGGTTTGACGATAATGGTCGCCCAAAAGGCTACATCGTCAATTTTGACGATTATGAAGAAGTAAATGAAACAATTTCCGAGTTGTTGTGGACTGCAATTACGTCAAAATATATAATAATAAAATATCTGGAGGTTGAGGATGATTAGCATCGGAATTGATCCGGGTGTCAATGGCGGAATAGCCGTGATGAATGATACATGGTCTGATACGCCCATAAAAGCGGTTAAATGCCCGGAAACCATTAAAGACATGGTAAACTTCGTTAAGGAAGTTAAATGGGATTGTATCCCCACCTATTGCGTAATTGAAAAAGTTCATTCCATGCCGAAACAGGGTGTTCGTAGCGTTTGGACTTTTGGGAAAAACTATGGTCAATGGGTTGCAATATTAAGTTCATTAGATGTTCCGTTCATGGAAGTGACGCCTCAAAAGTGGATGAAATTTTATGGCTCGATGCCAAAAGATCGTAAATCCCGGAAAAATCATTTGAAGCACTTGGCGCAATCTTTATATCCAAAAATTAATGTAACACTTGCCACGGCTGATGCAATTTTACTTTGTCATTATGCGAAAGGTACATCTATAATTGATCCAACTAAAAAAGAAGGTATAATAATAAATGAATAATCCAATTTGTGAGTTGTGCGATGAAAGAGTTAAATACGCAAAAAAAATTGATGGGATATGGGTTTGTGAAGAATGTGATAGATTATATCCAAAAATTTATTAATATTTAATGATGAAAAAATATTTATATAGCAATCAAGAAACTTTGTTCGGGGAACGGGAAATTGTAGGTTTTGGTTATAATGAATTTTATGTTAAAGAAATTTCAAAAACTTTAGCAAATAAAACAATTATAAATAATCACTATTCTAAAAAAATTTATAATGCTACCTATATTCATTTAGGTGTCTTTATGAATAATGAATTTTTAGGCGTGTTGCAATATGGTTATGCAATGAATCCTGCAAGCTGTTCAAAGATTGTTAAAGATACTAAAATGGATGAATATTTAGAATTAAATCGAATGTGGTTAAGTGATGAATGCCCAAGAAATAGTGAAAGCAAATCAATTAGTTTTAGTTTAAAATATATCCGGAAAAAATATCCAAAGTGTAAATGGATTCAATCTTTTGCCGATGAAAGGTGTGGAGGTTTTGGTATAGTTTATCAAGCGTGTTCATTTGGATTTTACGGCGAACATATTAGTGATTTTTGGGAATATAAGGGTGAGGTTTTTCATAATATCCAAATGACAGTTGCGAAGGGGACGAAAAGGTATAGCAAGGCTGTTCATAGACTACAAACAAACAAGGACAAGGCAAAAAGAATGAAATTAAGGCAATTTAGATATTTAAAATTCATAAAGAATAAGTATAAAAAAGATTGTTTATTAAAAGAACTTCCGTACTTAAAGCATTATAACAATGATTGAATTACCATATAAAGAACACAACCCAACCAGCCTTAAATCTATAATCTATCATTATGAGTGGATGTTAAATGAAGGTATTATAAAAGTAAACGGATCAGCGCATGATCGGCTAAGATATTTAAAAAATAAGTTAAGAATAAAGCGTGCTAAGAATAGATAACTTATCCACAAATTATAACATTTATATCATAAAGTTTTTTTTAAATGACCTTAAAGAAAATTTTAAGGGGGGCTTAAAGATTTCTTTAAACATAATAGTACAGTTAATAATAGAGTTCCTAAAGGAACTAATAATAGGGAACAGGTTGTTAGTATATGTGGATAACTAATGGATAACTAAATGAAGATAATAATTGAAAATAAAAAAGAATCATTTATTTATAACCTTTTAAAAACAATAGGCAACAAAGGTTATGGGATAAAGATGGCAAAAGGTAACAAGTATAAGATAGATGGATTAAAATATGATGAAAGCAAAACGGATGAAGATCAGGATCAAACTATTCTAATGAATGATATTGTTCAGGTATGTGAATTGTATGGTGTTGAATACAAAATTAAATGAAGGCATAGTGTTTAAACATGATCAAAGTTGTCAATAAATCTATTGTTTTATGGGCAAAGCACTCGCCCGGAATGCTTTTTCCAAAGCTACCTAAGACCTTAATTTGCTTGCTTTATACACCTGCTTTACTTCTAAGTGTTGTTATTGCTTTATTTGTAGAATTATGTCTTATAATAAGCATTATGTATAACACAAATAACAGGGGGTATGGGGGTCATTTGTAGGGCTTGTGCGTGCATAACCCAAGGGCGCAAATATGATTTTAAATCGTCACAGTTGTTCCGATTCAATAATTATTATAGATTTGCAACGTCAAAATGAACGATAAAAAGCCCATATCCGACGATTCAAGCCTTAATATAAGCTTGCCTATGCTTATCCAAGCTGTTGGGCTTATTGGGGCAATGGTGTGGGGTTACGGGCAATTAAACGCAAGAATATCATTCTTAGAATATCAAGTTGCCATGCACGAAAATCATATTGAGCGAATTGAAGAAAACGCCGATGAAAACCAAGATGCGGAGATTCCAGCGGACATAAGACAAAATCAAAGAATTGATTATTTGGAAAAAGAAATGGATAGAATTAGAAATTTAAAATAATGAACATTACCGAATTTAATTTACCGGCGTACATGAATAAATTAAACCATAAGCAACGGATTGCTTGTGAGTTGTTGGCAAGTTCGCCAAATATGAAAGATACCGAAATTGCGAAATCTATCGGCGTTCATCCCCGTACTATTTTTAGATATAAAAGCGATCCGGTTTTTATTGATATTGTTTATAAAAGATTTATGGAAATAAGCGGTGGGAGATTAATTAATGTTGTGGATGCAATGATTAGGGAAGCCGAAAAAGGAAATGTGCAAGCCGGGACTTTAGTTTTAAAGCATTATGGAAAATTAGAAGATAAAATCACTGTGAAAATTGAAAGCCCGTTTGAAAAGTTTTTAAAAATGGGAAATGTGGAAGATGCGGTTGTTGAAAAAGAAGAAGATGCGAAAGAATTAGTTGGTGCAAGTTTTGAAATTAAATCAGAACTTCCGGAACGTGACCCGATCAACGATCAATTGAAAAAAAGGAAGCGTGCGGAAAATAAAGCCATTAAGGAGATTGAAGAAAAAGGCTATAAGGAAGCGCATCGGAAAAAAAGAAGAAATAAAGCATATTTACTTAGAAAAAGAGCGGAAAAAGTTGGGATGAAAAAATTGCCGGGTGGCAGGCAACGAAAAAATGTCCGGGAACAGTGGATGAAAGAATTAATCGAGCGAGAAAAAGCAATGGGCGTCAAATAAAAAAAAGCCCCAGACGAATCCGAGGCTTTTAGGCGACTAAATTTTATTTGTTCTTTCAAGCTGTCATCTTTTCATGGGAACAAATTTTATTTAGTTTAATTATCAAGACGCCAATTATCTTTATATTCATGTTTTATTTTTTGCCAGATTACCTTATTGTTGTTTTTTGTTTGGTAGTACCAATTGCAATTTCCATCATGCCAAATCATTCTATTTTTTCCAGAACTACCGGTTTTATTATTCCAATTATTCCAGACTAATTGATATTTATATTTTTTTAATTTCATTATCATCCTCCTTTTTTAAAGTTCTGAAAATTTTATTGTTTTAAAATACATATCTCTTTCAATTCCAAGACCAAAAGAGGTTTTAATTTTTTTAAGTTCTGCAAGCGAAAAATATCCCCACTCTTTTTCGTAACCATCAACAAATCCAAAAAACATCTCTTGATCTGGGTCGTACTCAACGCCGTACCAAGTCCAAGAACCGCAAGGATCAAAAAATTTAACAACAAGTTTTTTGTCAGCCATTGGAACATTTTCAGTTTCGTAAAGTGCTGGAAGTTTTTTTTCTATTTCTTTTGTAAGTAGTTTCATTTTTTAATTCCCGTTTGTTTAATTATTAACCATCATATCTATAATGAATATAACAATTGTTACATATATAATACAAGTAATTTATAAAAATAATTTAATGCTATTTTCTGCAAGTTTTGTTGCTTCTTTAAAAGTCGTTCTTTGCCCCATGTAACCATTGTTTTTCCGGATGATAACCCGGTAACACTTTTTATAAAATTTATTTGATCTGGATGTATAAGATTCTTTTTTGTGAATATCTACACGGACGCCATTAATAATTTTATAATAATGACCGCCACGATGAGCGCATTTGTGCCTGATCCAATTAGTCCCTTTTAAAAACATTGTTTTATTTTTGAATGACATAAGGTTTGTCATACCTTCCAACATTTACGC